GAATCTAACATATTTATGAGAACAATTGGTCCTTTGGAGCCTATTAACTCAACGTATCGAGATAATTGCTTTAACGTGTACAATACCAATCGGTATATCTACGTTTATCTACTGACAACCTGAGGTAGAGGGTTAGCCGCCCACATTTTCCGTAGCTCTATATCGTTTGTGAGGTGATCGCAAAAACGAAATAAAACAATCAGAACTTTTTGAACTTTAGACTAGACTTTTTCTTGGTTTTGTCGAGCCTATTTAGGTTAGTTCCCTAATCCCTTTTAGCTTTCGAGCAGCATGACAAGTTTCTTTATCGAGGAATCAAATGTAAAAGGCCTGGGATTCTCGCTTTTGCTTATTGCATTAGTTTGTAGTATTTATTTTTACTCCATCGCTCTCCTTCCCCAGGGAAGTGAGTATTCTAGAGAGCGTTACGAGAGGCGTGCACAAAATAAAAAAGATGCCGCCCGTCGCCAGCATAAAGCTGCCGCAGACCGTAAAAAACAAGAAGAGAAGAAAGAACATTATCGCAATCTCATTCGCCAAACCAAACCGCTTAAGTCACAAGCATCTAAACAGGATTTTATTAACCTGGCTGTTGACGCTCAAGAGTGGTTCCTTGACCAATTTGGTCACCTATGGCTTAGTATGCGCGAAATCATGTCAAATTTCAATTTAGAAATCCCTGACTTTAGTTCTATGGCGCCTTCAGTTGACTGTATGAAGTGGTACACTTTATTAAAAGACAGTGACGTTGGCAAGAGTCTTGTGGAGTTATTAGACTATATTGTAGCGATCGGTTGGATCGACAGAATTGAGCTTACGCTCAAAGGAGTACCAGTGTTTTGCACCAATAGGTTGCAACAGAGAGTGACTTTTCCACAACTTATGGAAAAAACAGTCGCTTTTGCGCAATTAGTTTACGCGCGCTTAGCCGCCGTACTAGCGTCTGGCTCTCTCGAGTCTTTCTTTGCGTCTGAACAGAAGAACGCATACGACCAGGAATTCACTTTTCTCAAGTCACACAAAGTCCTTATTGATTTAGGACGTGGCAACGAGATTGACGAAGTGACATATGATCGCAGGGTACAAGAGTGTATTGAGACTACGGCCTCACTTATTAACACTGCACCCAAAAATGAGAGGGCGTATTATTCGTCGCGTCTCGCTATTTTGAAGGACATCCAAAGTGCTCGCACACTGGATAAGAAGGAACACATCCGGGAGAAACCTTATGGTATGCTCCTATATGGAGATTCCGGAGTTGGAAAATCAGCAATTGTTAATTCATTGCTTCGGTATGTGCTGAAAGTGAACGGCAAGGACTACAGTCCCAAAGCCATTATCACGTTAAATCAGGAAGATAAGTTCCAATCAGAATTTCGCACCCATCACAAGGGTGTTATTTTGGACGATATCTGTAACACAAGTTTGGACCGAACGGAGGGCTCCCCAGCCACTCCAATTATTATGTTTTTAAACCAAGTCCCTATGTCCGCCCTAAACCCCAATGCTGAAATGAAAGGAATGGTGATGATAGAACCTGACGTGGTATGTGCCACAACAAATGTCAAGAAACTCAAATCGAATGAGCTATCAAATGAACCACTCTCAATCAACCGTCGATTCGAAGTCACGATCACCCAAAAGGTGAAACCGGAATACAGAAAAGACAAAACCACCATGTTGGACAACTCTAAGATCGAACACATGTCAGGTGAACAATTCCCTGACTACGCCACTTTTACGGTAGAAGAACCGTATTACAGTGACAAACGTGAAGAAGATGCCGAACCAGTTGAAGGCCAAAAGCGAAGTATTGCTTATGCACAGATGTACCATAAAGGACAACCCCTGAAGGATATAGACATCTACACTTTATTAGATTTCCTGAAGGAAAATTCTCGTGCTCATTATCGCAAACAGAAAGCCTTTGTAGAAGGCCAGAGAAAATTGAAGGACATGCCATTGTGTCCGCATGATCGACCTATTGGTCATTGCAGCGAATGCGCTGCTACAGTATCTGTGGACGAAGAGACTTTGGCGTCGCAAGCCGGTATCCCGTATTATGGAGAAGTAAGAGATTATTTACTAGCTCTAGAGGAGAAAGCATGCGAGTGGTGGAAAG